GAAAATCAGCCAAAAGTTTTGATTTATTTACTGTTTCCGACCAAAAGAGTATAATCGAAGGTAACTATATAATGGAAAGTTACGTACCGAAAGAATGTAAAAGATCGTTATTTATGTTGAATACTTGTGTCGGGCATACTAAACAGATATTAGGTATCAACAATCCTTTCATTCTAACCCCTTATCAACTGCTAAAACATCTGAGGAAGAACAATGAAAAGACCTAAAGCCCCAAAACCTACCGCACAAGAACTAGCTGTAGTAGAAAGACAAAGTAGAATGCTTGATGAAGAAATGGAAGAGTCTGAAAAAAGACTCAAGGCTTTGGCTCGCGGAAAGCTAGGGTCTAAGTCTTTGTTAGCAAAAGGTGCTAGTGCTAGTGGGCAGTCTAGTGCATCAAGAGGATATTCATTTAGCGGCAATGTTGGTGGCTCTAAAGGAGCAGGAAGTGCTGGCCTACGCTCTGGGTCAGGATATACTGCAACTAATCCTACGATAAGTAAAAAGGCAGCAAAATAAGATGAAGTTGCCAAAAGAGCTAGGGTCTTTACAAGACTTAAAAACAAGAGAGTCGCAAGCGTTTTCTAAAATGGCGCAATGGCATGACTTGCTTGATGACTGCTATGAGTATTTTCTACCTAACAGAAACTTATTTGATACTGTTGTTTCTGGCTCTAAGAAGATGGATCGTATCTTTGACTCCACTGCAATCGAAGCTATCCAACAGGGAGCAAGTAAGCTACAAGAAAACATTGCTCCTATCTGGGGTAACTGGGCAACCTTTGCTCCTTCTCTCAGCGTTATAAAGGCATTAGAATCAGGCGAGTTTGATGTATCTGAAGAAGACGTTAGACAAAACCTTGAAAATCAGGCTGATATTGTCTTTGATTACATTAACCGTTCTAACTTTGCTACACAGTTCTTTGAACACGCTCTTGATCTCTTAGTAGGTACAGGTACTCTACGGATTGATGAGACTGACAACAATGATATGCCATTAGTGTTTAGCGCTATTCCACAAAAAGGTATTGCGTTTGAGGAAGGCCCATACGGTTCTATCGAAACACACTGGCGTAGATTCAATGTTAAAGCAAGAAATCTAAAAAGACAGTGGAGAGGGTTTAAGCCTTCTGAAAGTGTCCTTGCCCTAATCGAAAATCAACCAGACGCAGAAGTAGAAATTAGTGAAGGCGTTGTCTATATGCCTAAAGCTAAAAAGTATTACGGTTGTGTATGGGTTAAAGGCGAAGATCGCATTAGCTGGATGGAAGACTTTGGGGAATCTAGCCCTTGGGTAACTGGTCGTTACTCTAAAGTAGCAGGAGAGATACGTGGTCGTGGCCCTGCTGTACAGGCTTTACCTGATGTACGCTCCCTAAACAAAGTAAAAGAGTTTGTCTTACAGAAAGCCGCTATTGACCTATCAGGTATGTACACTGCTACTGATGATGGTGTGACTAACCCCTACAATATAGTTATAAGCCCCGGAGTTGTTATTCCAGTTGGTTCTAACAACTCATCTAATCCGTCTATCCAGAGATTAGATACAGGAGCTAACCTTGCATTAGCGCAATTTGAAATGCAGGACTTACAGGTCTCTATTAAACGCGCTTTGTTTAACGATCTGCGTGATCCTACTGGTGCTGTGCGTTCTGCGACAGAAGTAGCTATTGAGTCAAGAGAACTAGCTAAGAGAATTGGTAGTGCGTTTGGTCGATTACAGACAGAAGTTCTTGTTCCTATCCTCAAGCGTGTTGTCCACATCCTAACTCGTCGAGGTATCTTACAGCCATTACAGTTAGATGGTCGTGATATTGAGATTAAGTTTCTATCCCCTTTAGCTAGAGCGCAGGATGCTGAAGATATTATCAATGTCCAACAAGCTGTACAGTTTGTCCTACAGAATGCTGGCCCAGATCAGGCTAAGATTGGCTTTAAGCAGGAAGACTTTGGCACATGGGTAGCCTCTAAGACAGGAATGCCTGCTGAGTTAGTAAGAACACCTACTGAGAAAGCACAGGTTATTCAGGCTGGCGCACAAGCGGCTCAAGCTGGAATGAAGACATCACAACCACCGATGCCTGTTCAATGAGTTGGTCAAATATTGATCAACTTGCTGATCCAGAAGTTGCTAAAAAACAAGCAGGAATACGTAGGCAGAATGCGGCTGATCTTGCTAAGGCATATCATAGGGTCTTTACAACTGACGATGGAGCGCGTATCTTAGCAGACCTGACCAGAAGGTTTGTCTATGATAATGATACTTCTTTTGGCTCAGAAAATATTAATTACGAATCTGCTTACCATAACGGTGAAGCTGGTGTAGTTAAGTTTTTAATCAATCAAATGAAGCAAGCCGAAATAATTTAAGGATTACATTATGTCAGAAGAACAAGCCGCTGAACAAAGCGATACCTTGCTAGATAGTTCTGAACCTACCCTTGCCGAAGGGGAATATTATTTAACTGAAGGTATTAAAGGTACTGGAGAAGTCCCTGAATGGTTAGACACAAAGTATAAATCTGTAGCAGATCAAGCTAAAGGTTATGCTGAACTGTCTAAGAAGTTTGGAGGATTTAAGGGTGCGCCTAAAGATGGTTACACACCCCCAGAAGGAATTGAGAATGACGATGCTTTGTATCAAGAGTTAGAGGCATTTGCTACTAAGACTAATATGAGTGCTGATGCATTTGGAGAAGCATGGGAATTGTTATCTGCTCAAGACTATGCCGCACAAGCTGTAGATCAAGAAGAAGAGTTGTCTAAGCTAGGCGATAACGCGCAGGAAAGAATTAAGACTGTTGAAGGGTTTATGAAAAACAACCTAGATGCAGAGACTTACGAAGAAGCTAGAGGTCTAGTGACTACTGCTGATACCATTGCATTGGTGGAGATGTTAGTACAAGCAACTGCTCCTGCTAAACTTCCAATGGAGGGAGGCAACAACCCAGAAGGTCTGTCTTGGGACGCTATTGAAACAGAAATGTTTAAGAAAGATGAGCAAGGAAATCTCCTTAGAAGTACCAATATTGACCATGAGCGCAAGATTCAGAGAATGATGGAAGCGTGGGGTGGTTCTCAATAATTGATTAATACAGGGTAAAAGGTGTATAATCAAGACACTGGATACCCTTTTCACCAAGGCCCAGTAATTTTAGGTTGAATGCTGACCAATTTTACTGGGTACTCAGCTTAAACCTTGAAAAACTTTTTTAATTACTCTTTTTCGAGGAAACTATTATGAGTAAGAATCTATCTGCCGTAGCGTCGATTGAATTCGATAGCATGGTAAAACACGCTTATGCAACAAAAGGGCTTCTCAAGCCTTTCGTAACTGTACGTAACAATGTAGTTGGTGACACTTATAAATTCCGTAACATGGGTAAAGGTCTAGCTAACCAGAAGTCTACTTCTGATCTAGTCACTCCTATGGACGTAAGCTATGATTTCGCTATTGCTACTTTGCAAAACTGGAATGCTCCAGAGTACACTGATATTTTTGACGCAACTGAAGTAAACTTTGACGAGAAGCAAGAACTAGCAAGCACTATCGCTGGTGCTCTTGGCCGTCGTTCTGACCAACTAGTAATTGACGCAATGAATGCAAGCAGTGGTTCTACTGTTGCTCACGGTTCTGCGGCTTTAACTATGGCTAAGTTGACTGAAGCTCACGTAAACTTACGTGCCGCTGGTGTACCAAACGAAGGTCTTACTGGTGCAATCAATGCCGCTGGACTTGGTGGACTTCTCAAAGATGAGAAAGCTACTTCTTCTGATTATCAAACAGTTAAGGCTCTTGTAAGTGGTGACATTAACACTTTGCAAGGTTTCAACATTGTTGTTCTTGATGATCGTTCTGAAGGTGGTTTGACTGTTGCTGGTAACACTGTTGACTCATTCTTCTTCGCGCGTGACGCTGTTGGTCTTGCTATTGGCATGGACATGAAGACTTCTGTTGATTGGATTGCAGATCGTACTTCATGGTTGAGCAACGGCTGTTTGAAAGCTGGCTCTGTTGTCCGTGACTCAAGCGGTGTCGTTAAAGTTGAATACAAAGATAACGTATAAGGGGAAATATCATGGCTTTTGCAAGATCAGGTTTATGCCGCATTGGCGGTTCAGGAACAGGTGGAAGCACTTGGCAGTATACTTCTGCTGATGCTAAAACAGTTGTTGATAACGCAGATTACTTTCTTGATGCTATCAATGAGTTTAACATTGGTGATTTAATCATCTGCAAAGATACTACTACTCCAACTGCTCCAATAGTAACTATTACTTACATTAAGACCCAAACCGCTACAAGCATTACTGCGGCTGGTGGTACTACAGTAACAGCGTAAGTAACAAAGTAAAACGTCTGGGGGGTTCGTCCCCCCTTTCTTACATAAAGGTTTATTATGGCAAGCAAAATCCAGCTAATATCTAATGCATTAATTTTAATTGGGGATTTGCCTATTACAACTTTAGTCGGCAACTCACGTGCTCAAACTGTTGCTAACAATCTGTATGACAACATTGTACAAAACGAATTAACTAAATACCGTTGGGGCTTTGCTAAAAAGAAAGCACAGCTAGATTTAACAACAGAAACTCCAGTAGGCACTGAGTGGCAGTCTATCTACCAACTTCCTGCTGACCTATTGTTTCTTATCAAGATTAATCCTCAAGTTAATTACACTATCTATGGCGATAAGCTATACTCAAATTCAACTGGCGCTATATACGCTGATTACATTTACAACGCTCCAGAATCAGCATGGCCTGTATACTTTAGTAAGATGATTGAGTACAGACTTGCAATGGACTTTGCTCCATCTATCAGGGACAGTGCCGCATCTATGGAAGCTAACGCTGGTCAATATGTAAACGCTTCTCGAATGGCAAGATTTACTGATTCGCAACAATACCCAATAACCCCTATTACAGATCGTCCGTTTATTAATGTAAGGTTTTAGTTATGGCGAAGTCGAAGTTTCTACAAAGTTCTTTTGTAAGCGGAGAGTTGTCACCATTACTTAAAGGCCGCGTTGATCTTGAGCAATACTATCAGGGAATGCAAACTGCTGAAAACGTCCTTATCGTCCCACAGGGAGGGTTAAAGCGTAGAGCAGGAACACAACACGTAGATACCGCAGAAAACATTGTAGCTCCTTTTATTTTTAGTGGATTAGGGCAATTATTTTCGTTTAATGTTACTTCTGGCGTGCCTGTTGTTGGTGCTACATATACAAATAATTCTTCTACTTTTACGGTTCTTTCTTTTACTGGGTCAGGTCTTCCATATACTGTCTACGCAGAAAGGACGGTTGGGACTAATAATCCTAGTGCTAGTGGTACTCTTACTAAAACAGTTAGTACACCTAACCTTGCATATTCTGCATTCACAACATTTACTTCAAGTATGCCAGAAGGCGGTACTGTTGATAATATTAATGACTTTGATCGGACAACCGTAGGACTAACAACAACTAATATTGGTGTATTAGGCACAACAGGACAATCTGCGCCAGATGATGAATATATAGTAGCTTTATATAATGTTCTTGGAACAACTGATAGAGGTGTGTTTATAGATGTTAAAGACATTAAACTAAGCGGAACTGGCTCTGGTCAATTTAAAATTCAAGTTTCTAGCAACGGTTCTTCTTGGACTACCGAAGAGACTTTAACTGTTACAGCAGAAGCGCAATCTATTCGTATTCGTTTAGATTCTGATTTTGTTGGTCAATACTACAGAATAGTAAGAACTGGTGATACAGGCGACTTAGGAACTTTAAAAATACAACTTAGTGAGTTTAATGTTCTTTACTCAACAGGTAATGTTTCTGACGTTAAGACGTTTGACTTTAGCATTGAGACAGACAGGCATTACTTATGTGTTGTTACTGGAGGTGCTGATACGTCACCCTCTTTTGGCAATATGTCTATTTACAGAGTATTAGATCAAACATTTAACTTTGTTCCTGTAGCTTATTTGCCTTTACCATTTAAATCTACTGAAGTTGCAAACGTACGTGATGTGCAAACAGAAAATGTTATGTTAATGTTCCATGAGAATCATCATCCTAAAAGAATAATACACACAGGTTCATCTGCGTTTAGTGTTGACGACATTCCTTTTATTAATGTACCTCAGTACGATTATAATGATGCGTCTAGCCCTACGCCTACTTCTTATGTAACAACAATGACATTAAGTCATTTTGAAACAGGCGATAGATTTCAGATAGATGTCGAGGGCGTGTTAAGTAAAAACATTACTTTTGCTGGAGATAGTAGCATTGCTGAACAATCATCTTCTGCGTTTAACATAGAGAAAAATTTACAAGAGATGCCTATTTTTGGTGATACAGGTGTGTCTGTAAGCAGGACAGGAACAGCCGCATACACTATTACTATTTCTGGCGAGTCTACAAAAGAATTTGAATTGTTTTCTGGTTTTGCAACTTCAGACAGTGGCGGTACTGCTAACGAAATAGCTTTTGCTTTAGTTACGCAAGGAGTGGCTAGAAAAGAAGATGTATGGTCTTCAACTAGAGGATACCCTAAGACAGCCGCATTCTATGCAGGAAGGTTATGGTTAGGTGGTACAAAGTCTAAGCTACAGAGTTTGTTTGCATCTAGGTCTGGATCGTTCTTTGATTTCTACACAGAAGAAGGTGATGATGACGAGGGTATCTTTACAACCATATCCTCAAGACAGCTAACAGAGATTATCGACATTAACCCTGATCGTGGCCTACAGGTGTTTACAGCAGGGGCAGAGTTTATTGTTAAGGGTAACACTCCGTCTGACATTACTATTGAAGCGCAAACACAGCATGGAGCATCTTTCTTAGAGGTTAAGTCAGTAGATGGTGCAACACTATTTGTAGATCAAAACGGCAGAACATTACGATCTTTCCTGTATAACTACAATGAAGATGCTTATAACAGTACAGACATCTCTGTGTTGTCCTCACAGCTTATTGATAATCCAGTAGACTTAGGATCTTTAACAGGATCATTGTCAGAAGATGCTAACTGGGTATTTATTGTAAACCAAGATGGCACTTCTAGTATTTTAAATACGCTTAGATCACAAGATATTAATGGTTTTACTAAGTGGATTAATGGAGATACTAACTCGGCATACCCTCTTAACACTGTATCGGTATCTGTTGTTAATAACGATTTATTCTTAGTAAACAAAAGAACTACTGACACTACTACTACTTACACATTAGAAAAGTGGGACTTTGATTACTTAATGGACTCATCTGTTAGACTTGAATCAAGCATAAGTATAAGTGGAAATAACTTATCTTTAGCTTCACATCATTTAGATGGAGAGACAGTTAGTGTTGTAGCAAGAGGAACAACATTAGATAACCGCGTAGTACAGGTTGACCCTGCTTCTGGATACATTATTTTAACTGATGCGGAAAAGTCATTTATCCTTGAGCAAGACCCTTCTACTGGTGTTATTGACGTAGAGGTAGGTTATAACTTTACACCTAAGATTGTGGGTATGCCTTTGAATACTAATTCAAATAGGATTGCAGGACAAAACCAGATGCGTGAAAAGAAAGTAACGCGAATGAATCTAAGAGTGTATGAAAGCTCAGGTGTGTATATTGATGGTAATCCTGTATCTATTAGACAGTTTGGTGATGCGGCTAACTCGCCATTAGATTCCAATCTTCCTAAACAAACTGGTATTATACAAGATAACAATGGCGGTAATGGATGGGATATAGAGGTACAGCCAGAGATTACGGTACCTGACCCTACACCATTCCACATACAAGCTATAGAATACGAGGTAGAATCATCTTAAATCAAGTAGCAAAGCAAGATGAGATATTAAAACTACAGTCATTAATGTTAAAAGGTGACACTGTAGAGTTAGAGACTAAGCATCATTTTAGTGATGGCTTATATGCAAGAGAGTTGTTTATTCCTGCTGGCGTATGCGTAGTAGGAGCGTTACACAAGACGACTCACTTGTACATGGTGGTAAAGGGTAGATGTAAGGTGTCTAGCCAATTTGGTAACTTGGATATAGAGGCTCCGTTTATGGGAGAGACTATT